CCCTACGCCGCCGCCTACGCCGCCGCCGACTGCGCCTACGCCGACTGCGCCGCCTACGCCGACTGCGCCGCCTACGCCTCCTCCTACGCCGCCTACGCCGCCTGCGCCTCCTCCCCCGTTGCCAACGCCTCCTCCGCCGCCTCCGCCCACGCCGCCCACGCCGCCCACGCCGCCCACGCCGCCTTCTCCGACACGGATGCCCTTCTCACCATCGCCGCGGAATGCATGCTTGAGGCCCTCAAGGCAGTTGAGTCCCCTGGCTGCAAATTCCTACACCTGCTTGACACCCCCAAAAACTGTGGCACCTTACCAGTATGATTGATTACGCCGCCTTGAACTGCTGGGACCAAGCCAGCCCCCCGGCCATGGGGGCTCCACTCACCTGGAGCCTGGGACCAGTGCGTGCCCTGCCCTTGCCGCCTGCGCCTACGCCCACGCCCGAGAACCCTACCCCCATCGTGGACCTGACGTATGATAACCATTGAACGAACAGACACCTTCATCGCCGGCACCACGATGTTCCGGGTGACCCCAGGTCCTTGGCTCCGCAAACGCGGAGTGATTTTCGGGCCATGGTGCCACTCGCGCCGAACCGCCGTGCTGATGTGGATTGCGAACGTGTCCGACTGCCACGATTTTCACCCGGGCCTATGAAAGTTTTCGCCTACCTGCGGGTCAGCACCTCAGCGCAACTCGACGGCGGGGGGTTCGAACGCCAGCTCGACACCATTAAGGTTCTCTGTGCTGCGCGTGGGTGGACTATCGCGCGCACCTTCAGGGACCAGCAGAGTGGAGGCACTGAGTTCGATGACCGCTCGGGACTGCATGAAATTCTGTCCCTGGCCGGAGAGGGCAGCGCGCTTGGGATTGATACCGTCATCGTGGAGAACGCTTCTCGCGTGGCGCGTGACCTGATGGTGCAGGAGATTTTTCTGTGCGAATGCCGCAAGAGGGGCATCAAGGTTTACGCGGCGGACTGTGGCGAGGAGCTGGTCATGGACGGCGCAGACCCCTCGCGCGTGATGATTCGCCAAATTTTGGGCGCGGTGTCACAGTATGAAAAGGCCATGACTGTCCTGAAGCTCCAAGCGGGACGGCGCAAGAAGGCCCGTGAAACGGGCAGGCCTTGCGGGGGCCCCAAACAATACGGGACCACCGCAGGTGAACGCGCAATTCTCACCGACATTAAGATGCGCCGACGCCAGGGTAAAACCTTTCAGGAGATTGCCAACGAGATGCGTGAAATTGGGTATCCCGCGCCCCGTGGCGGATATTGGCACCGCTCCACGGTCTGGACAATACTGACTCGGGATGCGGAACGGAAAGCGGCGCAGAACCGATTTGACCAAGACAACGACCAATGAACGAGATTTTTAGCATGGCACCAACGCGCCTCGACGAACGCCCTCGCAAAATTATTTTGCGGAATGCGATGTATTTGCTCAAGGCCAAATACCGTCGGTATCCCGCCCGGGTTTTGGTCGCAGCCCTCACCGGGTTCGGCTGCACCAACTCAATAGAAGTTTGTCTGGAACTTGGCATTGACCCGGACCAACCCTTCAAAGAGTTCTCAAGAGAATGAAAAATTGAAAAATAGGGACAAACAGCTCTGGGCCTATGTATGCACGGTGTTAGACAACACCGCGACACGTTTTGGGTTCCCGCTCCCAGACATCCGGCCCATCAAGAAGAAGTGGGGCGGAAACTATGTGGGCTCTTGCTCGAAGCGCAATGTTCTCCGCATCGCCCTTCGCGATTGCGACGGAAAGTTGGTGGAGCCTTATCAGCTCATAGACACGATAGCGCACGAACTTGCTCATCTTCGTTCGCAGAAGCACGGGGCACTGTGGTTCCACTGCCACATCCTGGTTTTGACGCATCTCTCGAACGTCGGGGTCTACGAGGACCTTCGACGAATTATGAAAGGCAAGACCACATGAAAAAAGACACCGCCCAACAAATCGAGCGAGAGTTCGACCGAATGTGCCGGACAAATCACCTGTTCAAGGAATACGTGGCCCTGCACCCTGACAGCTCGATGGATGAGCTATTGGCCGGCTGGGCGTGGGTTCAGAAGCTGATGGAAAAAGTTATCCAGCGCACCATTCGGGACTTGACGGGACCTCCGCCACCGCCTAAGTTGAGTCTGCAAAGAGACAGATAAACCCTATGAACACAAGAATCCTAACTGCCCCCAATGGCTCGCTGATGCGCGCCGCGCACATCGTCTCGGTATCCCCGCTGTTTGAATCGGACGTGCTTGGCACAGATGCCTTCGCAGTTTATACCGTGGGCAGCGAGGAGCCCTTTGTGTTCTGCGCCCCCGACCAGGGCGGGGGGCCAAAGAGTGCTGAACGGCGAAAGAGAGAAACCGCCGAGCTGCACCAGCAGTTCATTAACCAATGGATTGTGTCCCTGGACAACACAACATATCTAAAAAACTAAGCAAGGTCCCATGAACCCTGAATCTCTGAAACCTCTCCCCCTTGGTCTGCCCTCGGCTTTTGTATGGGCCGAACCTGGAAAGCCAACACCCACTCTCGTGCTCGCGGAAATCCTTCGAATGGCCGCGGAACCAAGGTGCATAAACCCGACGGAGAAACTTATTTTTGATGGCCAAGGTCGAGTGGCGAACCGAAGGCGTTACTGATATGTTCTCTCTTGCAACAATCCAGCGTCTAAATAACGCCGTCGAATTGCGAAAAGCGAAACGTCGGGCGCGCGCACTGAATGCGAAGAATAAAAAGAGCCCAGTCCTTAAGTTGACAAGGGGCCCTTGAGCGAGATATGTTCAGGTGTTAGAAATGTTCTTTGAAAAATTTGCGGGGAGAATGAGATTCAAGCCAGTCTCATAAGCTGGCCTCCGTCGGTGCGACTCCGACCCACCGCAACCAATCTGGGGTTGTTCCTTTGTGGCCAACCCGCTGTGTAACAACTCAGCCGCCAGGGCCGCGATAGGGTCCACCAATTTCTCCGAGTGTCTTACCGAATGGTGGGAATCTGCCGCAGAGCTATGCGGGCCCACCATAGAGGGAATGGAAGCACACCGCCTCAAAAGGCGTTAGTCCGGGTTCGAGTCCCGGGGAGAGGAACAGACCCGAGCAGGTCATATAAAAGGCTCGATGTCGAGACGGGGTTTCGCGAAGTTGCAGTTCTCCTGCACCCGAAAGGACGCATGGCCCCGCACCAGCTCGACTATTGTGCGAGGGACTAGGATGGTCCCCGCCACATTTTTTGTGACCTGACGCAACAACTCTTCCTGGACCCGAAGCCGTTCAAATCGGCGGGGGAACAGCCCTTTTCATGGACAACGAGTTCAGTAAGGCCCTGGTGCCAACCGAATGCATCTCTTACCCTCGGTCGGGCCATCATGCGCTGGTGGACCTACTGCGTGCCTACTTTGGCGAGGGATTCGTTTACGGCGAGATTTACCGGGAGCCAACCGCAGTTCTGGGCAGCCTCTTTCCCCCGGTGAACTACCAGAAAAATCACGACTTCGACCTGCTGACCCCCGTGGACGCCGCGCGCAACTATCTCGTGCAGGTCCGCAACCCGCTCGAGTCCATCGAGAGCTGGGAGACCTTTGACCGGCGCGTGGGCCACACCCCAGACACCGCCGAGGCCCGGCTCGATTTCTGGAACGCCTTCGTGAAGAAGTGGGTCTTCGGGGAGGTCCCGAACCGACTGGTGGTCTGGTATGAGGACCTTGTGGGCGCCCCCGTGGAGACCTGCACCGCGGTGATTCAGTTCTTGACCCGCACCCAGAACGTCGACATGGACCTTCTCGCGAGGTCCCTGGCCCTCCGTCCCCTGGCTCGCCGCCGCCCGCACGTTCCCCGCCGCTACCTGAAGGCCTGATTTTCCCAGGTTGACATTCGCCGACCCGTGGGACTTCTTGAGGCAGTTATGCCAAAAGAACAGACCGCGTTTGACCCCCGCTCCTTCCAGGACGAGGAAAAATACCGTGCCAAGGAGATGGGCGCTGGCGCATCCAGCAACCCTTCCGGCCCCGACCCATCCACCAAGGCCCCTGGCAAGTTCAACGTGGATTACGACACTGCGAAGCAGGGCTTCGTGACTAATACCAAGGTTTAAGCCCGTCCCATGAGCCGTGCAATCGTGGTCTGCGGGGCGTCTGGTTTTGTTGGGCGCGCCTTCATTGAGTTCCTCGTCAAGCGGGGGCACAAGAACATTCGCGCTATTGCCCGGACTGTGGAAAGCGGGTTGAATCACGAACGCTGCCCGAAGCGGCCCGAGGTTAATTGGCAGGCGGGCGACTTGCGAGACCCAGCGGTTGCGCTCGAGGTTTGCAGGGACGCCGAAATGGTATTCAACCTCGCGGCCCAGGTCGGCGGCATCGGCTATATCGGAAAGCACGACGTTGACTGCCTGCTATCCTCCCTCATCAACACGAATCTCCTGCGCGCGTGCGAGGTGAACAAGGTGGGCCGATACTTTTTTGCGTCGTCTTCTTGCGTCTATCCCGACGGGGGAGCCATGCGCGAGAGCAACGCTCTCCCGGCTAATCCAGGGACCGGATATGGCTGGGAAAAAATTTTCAGTGAGCAGATGTGCCTCGCCTTCGACAAGGAGCGGCGCGTCCCATGCAGTATCGCACGGTTCCACACGCTCTACGGTCCCGGAGACATAAGGCCGGGCGGACGCGAGCACGTCATCGAGGCTCTCTGCAAAAAAGTCATCGCTGCCAAGCTGAGCGGCATTCACGAGATTTCTATTTGGGGGACGGGGGAGCAAACCCGAAGCTTCCTTTACGTCGACGACTGCGTGGAAGGGATGTATAAACTGGCCTGCTCGGGCGTCACAGGCCCCGTCAATCTGAGCAGCTCCGAGTCCGCCTCCGTGAATCAACTGGTGGACATTTTGGAGGACATCTCCTGCGTGAAGCTAGAACGGTTTTATAATAAGTCCGCCCCCTCAGGTGTCATCCATAAGATGACCGAAAACACGGCGCTTCGCGCCGCTTTAGCCTGGGAGCCGATGACTCCTCTGCGGACGGGTCTAGAGAGAACCTACAACGACATTTGGTCTCGTGCCGTATGCAAGCCCAGCAACTGAACCCCCACACGTTGGTGAGTTGCCACGGGTATTATGGAGATTCCGCGCAGATTCGTCAGATGCTTCGTTATCAAGAACACCACCAATGTCCTTTGATAATTGTGTCTCCTGTGGACTCCAAGATTGAGCGAGTGGGGCCACACATTTGTCGCTTCGCCGGGAAGAAACAATATATCGGCCAGCTCTCGCTGGACCGACAGTTCGCCCAGCTCCGGGTGCTGCTGGAGTATCCGTTCGAGTTTTTCCTCGCCAACGATTCCGACTCGCTCTGCATCGCACCGAAGATTCCCGAGTATCTCTACCAGGACTCACACAATTTCTGGTCCAACGAGGTGAGCGACTTGATGCATCAGCGCAAGCCCGGCTACAAGTGGCCACGCCTCGCGTTTCAGCCTCCATACTTTTTCTCCCGGTCCATCCTTGAGCGATTGGTGAAAACTGAGGGCACCTTCGAGACTGACATGCAGACTCCATTCATTGATTGGCTGATGATGGCAGTCTGCATGGCTGGCGACATCCCGCACAAAAACTACCGCGACGGAATTAGCTGCCCGACCTCGGACAATCACAGCCGTCGGCACATGTGCAACCATATCATCCAGCGCGGAGCGGTGATGCTGCACTCTGTAAAGACCGCGACTGCTTTGCAGGATATAGTTTCCGCCCGGCACCAGTTCAACCGCGTCCGCGGGAACGGGATTAAGCTGTGACATGGGCTCCATCGCCGCGGAAACCAAACTCCTGATTGACCAAGTGGCTGAACTCCTTCACAAGGAGCAGCCCATCGAGGCCGCGCGCCTGCTTATCAAGAACGCGGGCCGCACCGACAAGGTTGACACCAAGACGGAGGCCTACGCCGCCCTCACGCCTCTTCTCCACTACTGTCTGAACAACGGGGGCATGGTCGAGGCCGCGCAGTTGCTGTGGAGCCCCACGCTTTTCACGCCCAAGCCGGAATCCACCCAGCGCGTGTGGAGGTCCTTCGACACCGATGACTTCATACTGCTAATGGGGGCTGCCTCCATGTCGAAGTCGTATTCGATGGGCGTTCGCCTAATGCTCGAGTGGATTCGCGACCCGCAGTTCACTACGGTCCAGGTCATTGGCCCCTCTGAGAATCACCTTGAAGACAACCTTTTCTCACACCTCGTTGAACTCCACCGAAGCTCCACCATCCCGCTGCCCGGGGTGGTCGGGAAACTTTTCATCGGCGTTGACCCCAGAAAGCGCCGCGGCGCAATACGGGGAGTTGTGGTTCCACTGGGAAAGAAGTCCGCAGGACGAATCCAAGGAACAAAGCGATTCAACCGCACCAAACCTCACCCCATTTTCGGAACTCTTAGCCGGATGTTCGTGTTCCTTGATGAAATGGTGAACATCCCCAAGGGGATTTGGAAGGACATCGACAACGTGCTGGCCAACGCCCAGGGTGACCACGGGCTGAAGGTCATAGGCGCGTTCAACCCGACCGACCCGCAGGACGAGGTGGGCCGACGGTGCGAGCCGAAGGGCGGATGGGCGGGCTTCGACGCGGACCGCGACTTCGACTGGACATCAACCCGAAATTGGCGTGTGGTTCGACTCGATGCGAAATACTCCGAGAACGTCCAGGAGGGAAGAAAGGTTTTTGAG